ATGTCCCTTATCTCTGTGATTTTAGCACTTGCAATTCTGGCCGTCATTGGTGGCGGCCTATACAACCGATCCGTAAACCAAAAAGGGATCGGTTGGCAGTTCATACGATTTACCGTCCTTGCGACCTCTATCCCACTCGTCGGCCTATTGGCTTTGAACGACGCTCTTTCCGGTGAGGCCGCGACCCTTCTAGGAGCCGCTATGGGTTACGCTTTCGGAAAGCCAGACGAAAAAGAATAGAAATCTACGCCGGATTTTTTAGCATCTGCTGGAGCGACTTCACGAGAATTGCGCCAAAGTTGATCATATAAGTTTGGCTTTGCTCCTCGTATGCGTAGCGCCAATCCACGTAGCCGGTGGCTATGCGCTCGATGAACTTACCGACATTGTCAAAATTTAGTTCCGGGTCAATGTCACAGCATCCCTGGATGATGCCCCTTTTGACAGGCTCATCGAACATTCCGAAGAGACATTTCAAGTCGTGCCCGCGAGGACATTCCCCGGTTAACTTCACTAGAAGCGCTTTCAGATACAGCTCTAAAGAAAATGCTAGGCATGTCACGAGCGGCGTTATCGGTTCCTTCAGCTCACCAGAGCGTAGTTTTCGTCGGATTCGAGGCGAAATATTGAAGGGGTTGTCCTTGAAAATAATTTCCCGGACTTTCGCATTGTTGGCGGAGATTATCTCGAAAGCAAAAAAATACTCCCTTGCATAGAGTTCGACTGTTTCCGCCCTTAAACCGGTGTTTACTCTGACCTTCTTCATATTTCGCCCCTAAACCGACTCGCTGCTTCAGGATAGCCTCCTACTAGGAGGCAATACATTGATTCCTGCGACAACGCCTCTCGACGGTCGGGCCGGGTTCGGCGAACGTCCGGCCATCATGAAGCCGACAAAGATATCGATCCTCCGGGAATTCATGGCCGCCGGCCAATGGCGCGAAGCGATTAAGCTGGCCGCCAGTTTCCCCCGCCTTGGCGACGAACGGGGCGCCATCCTGAGCGCCCGTGGGGCCTTCACCAATCCAAGCTTTTACCGCCAGATCGGCAAAGACCCCGAGGCACTGATTGCCGCCGGCCGGGACGCCCTTACTCGGCGCTATCAGTAAGGCCAGCGATCTCCCCGACATCGACCGGGCCGCAGGCTTCCATGGCTCGGCGCGGGTCGCCTTTCACAAAGACCAGGACATGTTGATGGCACCGGCCGAGCTTTCGGGTCGGGCCGAAGATTTTCCCCACGCGGATCGGCAGGCTGCCGGCCTGGGTGACAAGCACTGCGTCATTGTATAGCTGCAACCCGGCCGCCGCCGCCGCCGCAATGGTATCGCTGGGAAAGCCCCGCAAGATGCCCTTGCCGTCTCGGAAATCCCCCACAACGACAACCGCAAAACGGCCAGGCTTCAGCCGGTCGGCCGCCGCCTTGAGGATCTGCTCAAAGGCCGCCATGAACTGCGGATAGCGCATGGTGGAAAGGTCGGCTCTATCGTCGCTGTACCGCTCAAGATCGCCATAGGGCGGACAGGTCAGAATGAGGTCGGCCGCCAGATCGGCTGGGCAGAGACGCGCAAGCTTGCCTGCATCGCCACGTTTCCAGATCGGCACCGCATCGCCGGGAACGGCCAGCCGCCGCCATTGCGCCTTATTGGCTGCTATCTGGCGGGCGCTGAGATCGAGGCCCCAATACGACCGGCCCAGCTTCGCAGCGATGGCGCCGCGCACGACACCGCCCGCAAAGGGATCAAGCACCATGCCGCCGGCCGGGCTGAACCAGCGGTACATCAGTTCGCATAGCACCGGATCAAACAGGCTTGTGCCGGTCAGGTTGATGGCGCTGGGGTGAAGCTTCTGCAATTCCGGCCAGGACACCTTTCGGCCTAGTCTTGCCTCGGCGGCAGAGCGCAATTGATAAGCGGCCGGCGGCAACGAGCCGGGGCTGTAAAGCAACAGCCCATCTCGGCCGGCGCCGCTATCCAGGCCGAGCCGGCGCCATGCCGTTTTCCGGGCCTGCCACCAGCCATCACGGGCATTCAGAACTGTGAAAGGAGAAGCAAAGAATTTATCGGCGATTGTGCCGGTTTGGCGGATTGGCTTCTGTGCCATATCGGGCCTCTGTTTCCGGCGGTCTGGCCGCACTGGTTTCGAGGCTCCCGGCCTTCAAATGATTGATCGTCCCACATCGGGGACATTTGATCTCGACTCGGCCGGCTTGGATGGCTGCCCGGCCTAGCAACTTGCGGCATTGGCCGCACCTGATTGACTCCATGGTCCTATCTGTGGTGACTCGGCCCGCTCCTGCGCAGGAGTGCGGGCCAGTTTACTGGGCGCGGCGACCACCGCGCGGCTCGGGCTGTTAGCGCAGCCTAGCCCCCGCCTATTGCGGGCGTTCTTCCCAATTGCCGAAGCGGTTTCCCCCTTTCTTATTGGCCTTGCTCTGGCCGTTGCCCAACTCGCAAGTGAGGGTCGTCAGCAAAGCGTCTTCCAACTTGTGTTCGGCCTTCGTGACGCGCCACGCGCCATCAATGCCCGGCCGGATGCCGGATACGTTGACGATCATCTCGGCCGCCAATGTCGGATCGCCCGGTAGATCAAGGCGCAACTCCCCGGTGCCACGGTCCTGCACACCTTTCTTGGACTTTGCCGCCTCCAGGGCCGAAGCTTCGTCTGCATAGTCCTTGTTCAAGACATATTCCGGCCCGTCGCTTTCATCGCCGTAGGAAACGGTTCGCGTCTGACCGTTGGCCGTGTCATGCCACCGCGCCTTGACCGACCCATAAGAGCCGCGTTCCGGCAATGTGCAATCGTACGAGGTGATATCCTCCAACCGGATCGACCGCGACGGCAGGGATTTTCCGCTCGTCGTCTTTCCATCGCCGGGCAACGCTACAATCAGATTGCCATCGGCCGACTTGACCATGGCGCCATAGCCGCCCGCGATGCGCGTCAAGAAATGGAGATCGCTTTCATTCGTCTGGTCAATCTGCGCGATATCCTTGGTCCCGAGATCGGGCGAGACACGCGCCGTCAATCCATGCTCGGACGCGATCTTGGTGACGATGCCGCCAAGCTTTTGACCCTTCCATGTGCGGGTCTTCTGCGACTTAATCGCCGAATTCATATCGGCGGACTTGGCCTTGATCGTGATCTTGCGCGGATCGGGGCCGGATAGCTTGGTCTCGTCGATGACATAGCGGCCGAGATCGACAAGTCCTGTTTCGACATAGCCGAGGGCGACCGATAAAATAAGGCCCTTGGTCGGCAATTGAATGTAACCGCCGTTCATATCGACCTTGTCGTCTAGCGTGATGTCGATCTGGTCGCTCTTATCGCCGGTTTCATCGGTGACGGTGATCGATACAAGCCGGCTGGCAAGGACCGAGGTAACATCTTTCCCACCGGCAGTGATGCGATATGTCGGCGTCATCGCATCAATCCCACAGCTTGATGACTTGCGCGGTGCGGGCCGGCGACGGCGCGTCCGGCAGGTTGATGACAAGGCCGGCCGATAGCTTCGGACCCTTCGCAGCAAGACCGGGATTGGCTTCTAACACCATCTCCACCAGCTCGGCGGTACGGCCATAGTGGCGAAAGCAAATCTCATCAACCATATCGCCTTGCATGGTCCGATACGTCGTCGCCATTACCGCCCGCCCTCGCTGGGATCACGCACGTATTCCTGAATGCTCATGGTGAAATCGATCCGCCCGGCCGCGTTGCCGATCAGGAACCGCGATAGTGTCTCCTGGATCGTCAAGATGACGAAATCCCCGAAGACCTCGCCAAAGCCGGATACCAGCGGCAAGGGCTGGTGCTTATCCGCCTCTTTGCGCATGGCCTCGATTTGTTGCCAACCGCCGCGCTCATGCGGATAGATCGTTCCGTCAAAGGTCATCTCCTGCAAAGCCGGGCCGACATATTGCATTGCCGGCGCGCGGGCGGCCCGGTCAACCTTCGTCCAGCGCCACCCATATTTACGCTGTAGCTGCTGATACGCGGCGGTCGATACCTGAAAGCGATAAGCACCGATTGCCATTTGGACCGGAAGGGCCATGCATCACTCCGGTTGATCGTAATTGACAGCGCGACTATCGGCCCGCGCGTTGGCCATCGACTGCCGGATGCCGCTCTCGACGCTCTTACGAACCATCCCTTCAACCTCATTCATCCCGACGCCTTGAAGCGTGACCGAGACTTGAAAGCTGTAGGTCGTGCCACCGACGGCCGCAGCAACTGGCCGGACGCTCACGGAGTTGTCATTGGCAGAGCCAGCCGGATTATCGTTGGCAACCAAACGAGGCGGCATGGGGATCGTCGCATTCTGGGCCGCCTGGGCTTGGACCGCCGCCTGAGCGCTGGCGCTGTTCGCAGCCGCATCAGTGCCGCCGCCAAAGACCGCATTCCAGGCACCGCCGAGCGTATTCTTAAGAGCGATCAGCGGACCTAGAACGGTGTCCTTGATCCAGTTCCAGGCAGCCGCGGCCTTGGCTGTAATGCCATCCCACAGGCCGCTGAAGAAATTGGAGATCGGTCCCCAATTTTCGACAATGACACCGAGCGGCGTCCAAGCCAGAAGCTCTTTGAGATAGCTCCACGCGACCAGAGCCGGTCCCTTTATGGCGTCCCACACGCCCGCGAAAAACCCGCTGATCGGCCCCCAATATAGATAGATCAGCGTGGCAGCGGCGGCTATGCCGGCAATAACCAAAATGATCGGGGTTGCCATGGCAGCGATTGCCATGGCGCGCATGGCACCCGCAGTCAGCATGACGGCAGTCCGCACAAAATTGAAGACCGCTACCGCTCTGGTGCCGGCGCCAGTCAGGATGTCCCACGCGATCTTCACGTTGAGAACGGTTTGCTTGTACAGGATCTTGGCGATACGCGCCGCCATCACCGCCGCAGTGATAGCGGTGAAGGCCGTAAGGCCGTACATCACCACCTGGGTCATAACCGGAAAGGCCGTCGCAAAGTCGGCCGCGCTGGACAACAGCCAGGTGACAGCGCCTGAAACCGCCGAAACCGCCGGCAACAATTGGGTGCCCATTGCCACGGCCAGACTATTGGCCGCCCCGCGCATCAATGCGAGCGAGTTGGATGCCGTCTTGGAGCGCTGGTCGTATTCCTGCTGCATCGAGCCGGCATATTGGCTTTGATCGCCAACCAGTGAGAAACCCCGCCGCACCATATCCAGGTTCGTCAGCAATGGCATGATTGCGCCCTTGCTCTCTTCGCCGAAAAGCACGCTGGTGAGCGCCGGCACCTTATCGCGGACGGATGGGTCATTATAGGCGGCGGTCAGACGCTCCATGACCTTTGTGATAGTACCCTGCGCATCTCGCTGCATATCGACTGACAGTTGCTCCGGATCGAATCCGAGGAAATCCCAGGCTTCGCGCTGCTGTGTCGTCGCTTTGGTGCCATCCGTCAGGGCACCGAGGAAATTCTTCAGGCCGGTGGCGGCGATCTCCGGGCCGGCACCCGCCGACAGAAAGGCCGCAGCAAGCGCAGCCGTCTCTTGGGCCGCAAGACCGGCGGTCTGTGCGACGGCGCCTTGGCGCTGGATCACCTCGGCGATGCCGGCGGCGCTCGCGTTCATCCCATTGTTGGACAGATGATTGACCGCATCAGCCAGCGCAAAGGTCTGGTCTGTCGTCAGCTTCATGCCGGATTGCCACGCCGCCATGATCGAGCCGGCTTCCTTGCCGCTGAGATCGAAGGCAACGCCCATCTTCGCCGCCGTCTCCGTAAAGCGGATCAGGTCCGGGTTCGCGACATTGGACATCTTCGCCGCCGTCATGATGTCGGCAAGACCAGTCGCAGCCATGGGAATACGGGTTTGCATTTCCAGAAGCGCGGCCGACATGGCTTGCGCCTGTGTCGGGTCGAAATTGGCAACCTTGTTCAGATCGGCGAACGAGTCCTGAAATCCCATGGCGGACCGAACCGACAATCCGACCGGTCCACCCGTCGCCGCCATGGCCGCCGCTTGCGCGACCATCCCCTGAAGCTCGGCGCCATTCGCCTGCATTTCGGCGCGGCGGGATTGCGCCGCAGCCTGCCGGGCCTGTGTAACTTGAGCCTTGGCACTGGCAGCCGCCAATTGCGCCTGCGCCCGCTCGGCATCGCGGCCGAGCCACAATTGCGCCTCGGCGAGCCGCGTTGTGTCGATGCCGGCCGCCTGCATTTCCTTGCGGAGATTTGCCAGGGCAACAGCTTGCTGCTGTTCGGCCGTCTTCGCATTTTGCGCGGCACGCACCAGTTTGGTCCACTCGGCAGAACCTTTGCCGCCCTCTCGGGCAAGCTGCGTCAATTGCGCTTGTGTGGCCGCCGCAGCGGCGCCGGCATCGGCCACGGCCTGCCTGCGCGCCCGCCAAGCCGACACCATGGCTTGGCCGGAAGATGCGCGGTCAGCCTCGGCCTGTGCCCGCGTTACGTCATTGATGCCGCTCCGGGTCGCCGCCATCGCCGCTTTCGAGGGGCCGCTCATGCGGTCCACGGCACTCAGGATTAGGGCGATGCTTAGGTTGCTCATCTTAGTGGCTCGCAAAGAACAACAGGCAGTGGCAACCGGCGGCGGGCGCGGGTTTGCCAATCAAACAGTTGGTCGATTGGCATGGTCATGAGGTCGGTCAGCGACCAATGGTAGACGAAGGCGACATCGTCCAACGCGTTGTCTATGACGCTTTCGACGTCGCCTCCAACGTCGCCGCCAGAATGGCCTTGGGCGAAATAAAAAAAGTGGCTACCTGCGAAATCAAGGCTGCCAGATCGTAGGGTTCCAGCTTTTCCAGGTCCCCCACCGTGACCTGGTTGAGGTTGATGCGCCCCACAACCTTGAGGCATTCATCCGTGTCCCAACGCTGGAGTTGAAGCATCGAGACGCCCCGCAGGTCGCCAGCGGTGGGCTTACGGAGAAGAAGTTCCTCAAGCTTGCGGTCGCCTAGATCGAGCGGCGTTTCCAGTGAAACGGTCTTGTTGGTCATATCCGTAGTTCCTTACATGCCAATAGCGGCGCGGATGTCGGCCATCTGATCGGTGCCGCCGATATTCCGCACGCCGTTTTCGATGTCGATTTCATGGATCAACTGTCCGCTATGCGTCAGCTTGTTGTAGCGCAACACGCCTTTCAGCTTCAGTTCGACCTTTGCGGCGGCCTTAAGCTGTCCGGAATCAAGCTCGGTGAAGATGCCGCGCATGGTCCATACCAGCGGCACCGCCGTTTCATCGTCGCGCTTCGCAGCGGCACGCAAGGTCATCGGAATATTGGCCCTGCCGATGACGCCGAGAAGCGCGGGCGTATGCTCCAGGAAGGTCAGTTCGACTTCCATCTTGTCGAGATCAAGCGGGATGACATCGGTACCACCCATGCCGGCGGCGTTGTAATCCTCGGTCTTCAGCGTCAGCTTGGGCGTAGTGCTATCGGTGACGCGGCCGGCATAGCCAACGCCATCGATAAACGCGTTAAACTGACGAATGGTCTGCGGGATCATGTTGTGTGTCTCCTGTCAGGGTGCAGAGCGGCGGCGTCTAGTTGGACGGTTTGTCCACCAACCAGTTATCCAGGGCCTCAATGTAGTAGTCGCCGTTGCGCTGAGCGTAGATGGTCAGTCGCTCCAACGGTGCGGGCGGTTCGAGGTCCAGCTTCAGATAGACATGGCCGGCCTGCAATTCGGTGGCGCTGTTCAAATCGCGGGGCAACCAAGCCTCTCCGCCGAGCAGCGCGCCCATTGCCTTCAGCTTCCGAAGGAAGGCATTCACCGTTTCTTCTAGATCCTCGATTGTGGACGGGATAATCGGCCTGTCCATGATCCAGAGCAGCCCTTGTTCCAAGCTTTCATAGACCATATCGGCCGTTCGACGAACCGACAGGAAAGCCCACAGCGGGTCTTGTGCCGGCGACCTGTTGCCCCACAGGCGGAAGCCGTCATTGCGGATGATCGTTGTCACCTGCTGGCTGTTCAGGTAGTTGGCCGCGCAATTGACGTCATTGATGTACCAGTCAACCGGCCGTGACATACCGATGGCGCCTTCGATGATCATATTGGACGGCGACCACCAGAAACCTTGCTCATTGTCGCGACGCGCGAGCATGCCCGCAACGCGCAGCGCTTGGCGGTGCCCACATAGCCGATGACGGATGATTTCGCGACCTGGATCGGCCGCGCTCCGTTGCTAAGCTCGATGGTTTCAATACCATGCAAGAAATCGGTCGCCATAGTCGTAGCTCCTAAAGGTGAAAGGCGAAATGAACCTTGATCCAAGTCAGGCCCCAGGCTAACGCGAGTGTGACTGGCAAAAGGGGCAGAAACTCTGCTTGCCCATGCGGTCCCCAATAGACCGGGACGAACTTCCGCCAGCCGATGGGCGGCACATCCTTGTCACCTTGCTGCGCCTGTTCACGTGCATAGAAAAACGTGCAGGCAATGGCCGCGCCGTACCAAGGGTTGTCCAGCAGGCCGATGAGGATTGTCAGGCCGGCGCCGACACCGACATGGATAAGGACATCCTCCCAATCGATGTCCGTGGTGAGCGTATTCCAGATCGCGATGAGCTTCGCTTTGATAGCGGTCCACATAATTAGTCTGCCTCCTCGGGCCAAGTCAGGTTTTGAATGATGACGTCGATGGCTGCGATGTCGGCAGCCGCAGCCACGGCCTGCTTAGCGCTCAATCGCACCGCCTCAATGGCGGAGCCGATCAAACCCCAGGCATGCGCCGCATCCAACACCGCAACGGCGACGGCCTGCGGATTGTCCCCCGTAATGCCGATCTCGGCGTAGATCAGCGGGTATTTCTCCTGCGACGGCTCGGGATCGACCTGGAACGCCGCCGCCTGCTGTTGCTTGGTGACGTAGGTCAACTCCTGGCCGGGGGCGATGGTGATGTAACGTGTCCGCTCGATACCCGCTTGCGCGTCGATCTCCGCCACTGCACTGGTGCGCGTTGCCTTCAAAGCCGCAGCCTGCGCTGCCGCGAGATCGGCGGCGGACTTCGGTTGCTTTAGCCAATGACGAACAACGACGCTTTCCCGGTGTTCGTATTCTTCGCCGATGACATCAAAGTCGTTTTCGTCTGGCCTTTCATCGTTCTCCAACGGCCAGATGCCGAGAGCCATACGTTCGTCGGCGGGCCGGAGGAAATCTTCGTCGATGACGTCAACCCCGTTCCTGTTCTGAAAGGGCTTTGGATATAGCGAATTGCTGGGACCATCCTTCGTGTCGAGATAGTACATGCCGAACCTCTCAGCCTTGAACCGTGAGTTCTGAATAACTGTGGTAAATGGTTATGACCGGCCCGGCTTGGCACGCCACATAGACTTCAAGCAGATGCTGAGTCTCTGATAGGCCGGTTGCCTTTGTGCTGACGATCTGCTGCCACCGGTTCGGTGTCTGGTTCGTCATGATCGCGTTCTTACCGGCAACGCCGTCTAGGTGCATCCAAGTAATGAGACCATTTGTGGTGCTCACGCTGGCGTCCAACGCAATCTGAAGGTCCACCGAAGCGCCAGCCCAGCATAGAAAGAAATTGCGGCTTGCCGTCCCGGCTAATTGGTGTTGGCCGTTTGACGCGAGGGTCGTACCGGACGAGGTCTGTGCGGCAGCGCTGCTTTTGGGCCGCTGCTGATACCAGGAAAGCACACCGACGTTTCCTTGCGTGTCGATCCACTTGCCATTCGCATCGGTACGCGCGAAACCAACCAACGTTCTTGACGGCGCCCCGATCTTAACGGTGATGCCCGTGGTGGGGTCGGTTGTATATGCAGTCGCGGACTTTTCCAGTTGCAGCGAGGCATCATCGGCCTGCGCGTAGATATAATACGACGTGTTAACGGCGTTACCGGCAGAACCGAGTTGCACACCAGTGCCGGGCACGTGTACGGGCTTGCCGCCGATGAACATCAGATCCCCGTTCTTGGGGATGAGGACGAGATTGTCACCAACGAGCTGCAAGTAGCATTGCCCGGCCTGTACCACGGAATTCAGCGCGCCCCATAACCCCTTGGGTGTCACTGCGCGCTGATCGTCTGCGCCTTCTCTGGCCTCGGAAAGGGTTGCCAGTTCAACGAAGCCCGGCAACTCGGTCGTTGCATATGGGTGGTCATGGCTGTTCTCGTGGTCGGCCATGGTGTCATCCACATACTTGCGCGTGGCCAGAACGATTGCCGGATCAATCAGCAAATTAACCGAGGACGTATTTCCGACCTCCAAGATCAACCGGATATATAGGTCCTTGCCGGTGCCGCTATCGAGCTGCGGTTTGAAGCTTTCCGGGTAACGGGCGACGGCGATCAGCGCGCCTGCATCATCGAAGATGCCGACTTCTCGCACATACCAGCCGCCAACTGTCTGCGGAATGACGCCCTCGATCTCGACCCAGGCCGGATTATCCGGCAAAACGCGAATGCCGTTGATCGCCTGCCGATACTTCTCGGCGACAAGCGTCGTCTGGATTTCACTCGGCGCCGCCATGCCATCACCAACCGCCATCTGAGTGATGTTGACAGCGACACCCGCAGCTATCGCTGCCGCCAGCTTTGCCTTACCCGTCGAAGTGATCAGCGTATAATAATCATCAGCCATGTGAATTAACTCGCTCTTGGATAGAGGTAGCCGACTTCCGCGCCATAGTGCGCAAGGCCATAATAGGTCTCTTCCGATTGCTCTATGGGCTGAAGCTCATACGGATAGATCGTGGTGTCTTCGCCGAAATACGCGGCGGCACCGATGCGCGGCGCGATGCAATGCTGCGTCAGGTAGAGCCGCAATTGCATGAGATGAGAGCGGACATTCTTCGCTTCCCAGATTGCGTCGAATAGCTCATCCCACATCTGCATTGAGACGCTGCGTGAGGACAGGCCGGCATTGACGGCGAAGGTATAAGGCCGGCCATGCAACACCGCGTAAGTGTCGCGTTTTGCCTCGACTTGGAACCATTCGACGATCTCGATCATCTCCATATCGAGCATTGCAATTGCCCGGCGCACTGCCCCCACAGTGCCTTTGCGACGATGCCAAGCGATGCTGCGTTTGATCGCCGCACGCTTGCGGGCCTCGGGCCAATCCGATTTCCAGAGATCCACGGACAGCGCCCAGGCAAGCCAGGGAAGAAAGACAACCGGGCATTTATCCGGGTTCCAGAGCGTATCGACCGGGTACGGCACATCGCCAATACGTGCCGCCGCTGCCTCAACGTCGCGTTCAAGCTGCGTCGCATTGGCCGGCAGGATCGTGACCACATCAGACATTAGCGACACCGGCGACGGTCACGGTGATGCCGGTACAAAAGGCCGCCTGAGCCTTGGTGCAAATGATGTCGCCCGCCGGCTGGACAATCCGTGCCTTCTGGACGCCAGGGCGACACAGCGCGCCGTCAACGGCCGACAATGCAATTGTATCACCCAGGCGGTGGCGCTCGGTCGCAAGCTGCTGAACCGCATCCACCGCGGCCTGACGGATCAACTCGCTATCGATGCCGCTATAGAGGGTGATTTCAGCTTCGACTTGATAAGAGATAATTGCGGCAGGGTTGACATAGACATCGTCCGTCAGCGGGCGTACGTCCTCATCGCCGAGACTGTTGCGCACCTGCTGTACGAGGTCAGGCGACGGCGTCCCATCGCCAACGCGCGATAGAACGGCCACCACGACTTGACCGGGTACAGGCGAATCAACGCTTGCATGGCGAACCTGCGAGGCGACCGGAGATGGGGCGTATCGATAGGTAACGGTGATGACATTGGGTGACGGGCTGTCAACCTGCATGTCGATGGGTTGCTGGCCAGCCGATAGGGCATGAAAGACATAAGCCCCTTCCGACCCGGCAACTGTCAGCGCTTCCGGCGCCATCTGCGCGCGGCGCCGGAGATCTTCGTCCAACTCCCAGATGGGATCAATCGGCGGGTATGCGGCCGGGTCACCGGGATCGACAAGCCGCCGCTCCACTTCATAAAAGGCTGCGAGGTTATCGAGGTCGGGGCCGCGCGACTGAGCGAGCAACACAGCTTTTGCTCTCTCGTTGAAGCTCTGCCGCACCTGCAATTCGCGATAGGCGGCGGCCTCGATAAGCTTTATGCCAGGATCGCTCTCCACCAAAGCCGTATACTCGGCCGGGTTCCGAGCAATGAAATCGGCCTTCATATCCTCGAAGATCGTCTCAAAATCCAACGGCTCAATCAGGTTCGGTGCTGGCAGGTTGGCGAGATCGACGGCGGTAAAGGCGCTCATCTGGCGATTTGCTCCTGGCTAAAGGTCAAGTTCCAGGGCTTGCCGGTTTCGAGATTGATTGCGGCGATTTCGAACACCGCACCGCCGGCTTGATTGCCCGAAACAAGCTGAATGCGCTGCACCTGGATGCGCGGCTCCCATCTGCCCAGCGCTTCCGCGACGGCTGCATAGACCTCAACCGCGTTTTCCTGGGTGATGGGCCGGTCCATCAGCAACGGCAAACGGCTGCCATAGTCACGCCTCATGACCCGGGAATTGAGCGGCGTCATCAGAATGTCCATGACCGACTGCGAGATATGAGCTTCATCGCTCAAGACCTTGCCGCCGGCAGCCGTCATGCCGCGCATGATTACTTCGTCTTCTTCGCCGGAGCCACGGCCCCAGGGTGATCCGGTTCCGTCCTTGCGACCTTAGCGGCCGGCGCCGGCTTCGCCTTGCCCTCGGTGATCTGGCCACCCAGGACTAGGTATTGGGCCTGTCGGTCCGACAGTTCGATTGTTTTGCCGGGCTTGTAGAATTTCCCGGCGTGACTGAGACCGGAAATAACGGTGTAGGTTTTCGTCGCCAATGCACTGCTCCTTTTCAAAGTGTGTCGCTGGTGGTCTTCGGCCGGCCGCTGGTGGCATGGCCGCAATTCGCGTGGTGTCCTTCAAAGCAAACAGGAATGCCGTTCCACCGGATCGCGTGATGGCCTTCCGCCATCACCGGACTGCTATGCGTGCCGTTGCCATGCGGGGTCACCGGATCGCCGAGGCAGACGATCGGTTGGCCATTCCAGGTGGTGCGACGGCCGGCAGCAATCTGCGTGCCGCCGGCAGCGTCCAAGCCTTTGACGGCGATACCGTGAGCCATGATCAGCTTTCCACCATTTCAAAGGCGGAATACACAAAGCGAATTGTGCCCGTCTTCATGGTGACGTTTGCCGCTTCGATGGTTAGATCGGCGGGGGTCTTGATGCTCATCTGACCGGCGCCCCAATCGTGCTCAATCACGGTTCCGTCAGGGAAAGTGACAATTTCGGTTGTGCCGTTGTTGCCCGGCGCCGGCATGCTCGCCTGATAATAGGGACCAATGATGAAAGCCGCGCCAGTCTCGCCGCCGAGGCTAGCAACCATCACTTGCTCGCCTACGGAGACAGGAGACCAACGCTTGACCTCTCCCGCGCGCCCCGCCGGGATCGGCACGAGCCGCGTGGTGATCGTGCCACTCGCCGTCCGGATTTCGACCGACGCCAGCGCCTTGCCGTGATCGACCTTAACGACCGTGCCGACCTTGAGCATATTGGCTAGGCGGCGGTCGAGTTCGGCGAGCAGAAAAGCGAGATCAGCCATTGCCGACCTCAAGCACCAGGTCGTCGCCACCGAGGCGGATCGGCTGCAACCAGGTCACGGCCCAAAGTGAAATACCCTTGGTGCCGACTTTCGAGGAATAGAGGTTGTCGGCCGTCACCGTCAGCGCCTGGATCGGCAGCACGTTTTCACCACCCCATTGCCGGCCGGGCAGCTTCGCCAAAAGATAGTTGACGATTTCCAGGGCTGTAACATCGCGCGGTTTCTTCGGCTGGTCGGCGGTGGTGACATAGGCCGCCAAACGAAAGGGGTAATCGGTTTCCGACGTGTGAACGGCATCGGGCCGCTGCATGCCGAGCATGCCTATGCGGAGGCTCGGCGACTGCATGCTGTAATTGGCAAGTTCGGCCAGATCGAACCGGCCTGGATGCGGGACGCACTCTTTAAGCTGTGGGAGTTCAGCCTTCAGTTTCGTGGCGACGGCATCGCGGAGGGAGAGCAAGTCGTAGATCATTGACGCCCTGCCTCAACCTGCGCCGCTAGGAAGAGAAGGCTTTCCTCGATCAGGTCCGCCTCATTGGCCGTCGATAGGCCAAGATACTCGCGGGCAGGCGTGGTGCCGTCTTTGGCGCCCAACTGGTGCTTTGCGGCATAGACCAGCGCCGAGCCGATCCACACCGCATCGCCTTCGACGATGTAGTGAATATCGCCGATAAGGTCGCCCCGGCTTTCGAGCAGCTTTTGGCCGCTGTGGCGAGTGCTGGCATAGCGCGCAGACCATTCCGCCCATTCTTCACCGCCGGGGCTTTTCTTTTCCTCTGAGAGGCGGGCGCGGGTTTGGCTTTCGACCAAAGCGCCCATGACCTCCAGATACGAATGCAAGTCGGGAGAAGCGAGACGCGATAGCGCGCCTTCAAGTTGCTCGATGCCTTGGGGTTGAATTTGAAGCGCGATGCTCATTACAGGCCCCACATGCGACGGCGCGTAAACAATCGCGGCTCGGAAGTCATCTGTACTGTATCGCTTGAATTATCACCGCCCGGCACTTCAACCGGCGGCATCGGCAGAGCGGCTTTGCCGGCTGCGATATCATCGAGCAGCTTCACGGCGTCTTCGTACCGTTTGCGGATATCGTCGGTCAGCAGCGTTCCATTGCTGGCGAGGAAATAACGAGCGATATCGATAGCCAGTCCGCGCAAGGCTTCGCCGGCCGTCACCAATTGGGCGGCCGTGAGCGGCAACTGATAACGCGCCGCCAGCTTCGCATCGATCCGCGCCGCAGCGTCGTTCAACGCGCGCTCGGCTTTGGAGTCAATTCCAGTCTGGTCGTCCTGATCGGTGACAAGCCAGCCATCGTTGCCGTAGCGGTCGATGATATCTTGCGCGGATGCGTACAAGGATCAGTCCTTCAGGTTCTTCTCTGCTTCGTCGAGGCGAATGCGGATTTCCGTCAATGCGTCCCGGCGAACCTTTGTCGGTACATGGGCGGCATCGACAACCTTTTGGATTGCCGATGCCGCCGCACTGATCGAGGTCTCAAGGCGAGGCGTGAACAGGGCTATTTCCTGTTCTTGCCGGATGTGGCCTTGCCGCCCGCTTCCTTGGCGGGTGCCTTGCCGCTTTCGTCACCAGTCGTGCCGCCGCTGCGGCCATCATCCGGCAACTCGGCCGCCTCGACCGACAGGCGCGGCTCGCTCTTGATTTTTTCGAGCTGATCTTTCGTCAGCTCGTCCAGGGCGATAACACGCGCTTCTCGGTCGAACTTCAGACCGGCCCGCCAGAACGGGCCAGCCGGCGCGATGATAGAGAGTGCTTTCCTCATCGCTTGCCTCAGTCGAGCCAGCCGGTTTGCAACAGATCGACCGCCTGATACTCGGTGTTCGATTGGCCGTTCGCGAGGTTCGCAGCCAGGATCAAGTCGCGCGCCTTGCTGCGGTTGCTGGGACCATGAACCAAGATGGTCGGTTTGATGTTGAGAGGCCGGCCCTCGTCGCTCTTGAGAGCGCCCATCGCCTCGCAAGCGGCGCGGAAGTTCTCCAGCGTGAGGGGAGCTTTTGAGCCATAGGCCATCTGCCAGAAGCCAAAGCCCGAATTGCCGCGACCATCGACGCCGTAGAGGAACTGGTTCGACTTGAAGACGGACTCGTCATTCGGCTTATCGACCGAGACGAACTGGTATTCTTGACGCTTCTGATAGATCAGCGGACGTAGTGCGCGGCTGGTATCGAGCAACGCCCACATCGGGTCCGTACCGGCCTGCATATTCGAGACTGTACCAGCGGTGCCATCAGTCAGTACCGGATGATCGGTATCGAAGAAATTTTGGCCGTCATAGCAGAGAGTGCCGAAACCCGCGGACAAGAGGGAGAAAATCATTTCGTCGGGATGCATACGTGCCGCCCGCCCCATCTCCTGCATCATCGGCTTGTAAACGCCGAAGGTGTCATCGGCGATGGCGGGCTTGGGAACGCCCACTGTCGCTTCATACGACTTGTTGGTCACGGTGTACTTGTGCGCCGTGATATCCTTCACGACGCGGTCGCCGATCCATTCGCGGAGACGCGGCCATTCACCGAGCCAGGCGTAATCCTCGGCGGCCGTGGCGCTGGGCACCTCCGTCGCGATCTTGGTGTAGTCCGGTGTGGCTTCGTTGAAGCCCTGTTGAAAGGCTGCCTTGTAACCAACGAACAGATTGGAAAGGGCAGCGGAATTAACGATCATCGATTGTTCCTCTTGCTTGCATTGAGGTCGGGGGTTACGCGCGGGCCTTGGCGAACTGCTCGTCCGTCAGGCCGAGCTGCCTGCACACCGCGCGCTCTTCATTCGTGAGCGTGCCGCCACTGTTCGATGGGGTCTTGCCGTCAAGGCCGCTATCGGCAACGACCTTCGGTGCCGAGGCAGCGAAAGCCTTGAATGCATCCAGACCAGTGCGGTCACGGCAGGTTGCGCGGTAGTAGTCAAGGCTTGCCGGAACGATTTTACCGTCTTTCAGCGCGGCATCGATTACGGCCTCGGCTTCGGCCTTCAGAGCGCCGTCCTCGGTTTCCTTCAACTTCGCTTCGGCGTTGGTCGCGCGAGCAAGGACCGCGTCATAGTCGGCCTTCGGCATGAAATGGTTGATGTCGGGCGTTTCCGCCCGGTTCTTTGCCGTCTCAAAATCGCCCTTCAGCTTGTCGATAGCTGCGACGATTTGGTCATCGTTCGCCCCATCGATCAGGCCGAGGGACTTGGTCACGCGGTTGCTCATACCGGTTTCTCCTGGTTGGTTTGCGTGGTCGAGAAGTTGCGCCCGATTGAGCGCGCGAAGGGAAAGGTTCGGGCTGTTCGTCAGCCCGGCCGAAACGATGCGGCGGATGCGGAGGGTCGCCCGCTCGTAATCGAAGACGGGGGAAATGAAGCGATACTCGCGAGCCTGGATCTGTGCCTTTGCGCGCTCGGTCCATTCGACGCGACCCCAAATCGATCCGCCGTCGCGCGCCTGCAATTCTTCAATCCAGCCTGCGGCGGGGGCTTCCTTGCCGAGCGGTGCAGCGAGTTCCGAGGCATGTTCCCAATCGACCGGCAATGGGCGGCCGAAGGCGGCGGCGACGGATTGCGGCTGATCGTTCAACCACTGGCGGCCATCGGCTCCAGCTACAGTCTCAGCCGCCGGCAACAGTTCGATCCAGTCCGGCACAGCACCCGCCGGAAGCTCATTAAGGGCACGGCCGATATCGAGGGCATCCCCCGGCCGGCTAAACGCACCGACCGAGGGAAGCTTCGCGAGGGAGCCGGGAATTGAGGTGGTTTTTGTCATGCCCCGATCCTAGGGCGTCACCCCCTCGATATGGGGCGAACAAGGTTCGGAGACGCCACGGCTAGCGGGGGCGTCCCGGATCAGGGTTTTAAGAGGAATTTAAGAGCGATTAAGAGGCTTTGGGGCCGGATCGGGCGCCTGACCGCTACATCCGGGGCCAAATACCCCGCTCGGGCGTCCACGGCTTGATTTTTAGCGGAGCGTTTTCTAGAGTCAATCCCAGGATCGGTTGAGCGCCTGGAAGACGGTCAGGCACGGGGCGAGCGCCCCGGAATGAGGAAGTGACGCCCTCCAACCGATCCTATCTCTTCCAGAGCACCTCATAGACATTCTCGTCATAGACATTGGCCGGCCGGGCAAGGCCGGCGGTGGTGATGCTGTTCACTGTCGGCTTAGTCCGCTTCTCGTCGGCAAGCGATGGCGTCACCGGTACGCGCTTATCCGTCTCGATGATGATGCGCCCGAGACGCCCGTCCTCCTGTGACGGCTGAAACACCACCTCAATGGTGCCGCGTTCGCGATCCAGCAGCACAGCTTCAGGCTCGGCAAGGATGGCCGGCAAGCCTTCCATGTCCTCACGCGAAATCGCCACACCTTTGCCGATGCTCCTGTCCGGCAATTCGACGGCCGCTGTCAGCTTGTCAGTACGTGAGAGGTGCAGGAGTTGCTTGTCATCAATCGTGATGGCGGCAGATGACACGACAACCCCGCGCTGCCTGAGCGCATCTATCACCTGCGGCTTGAGCATACCGGCGACGAAGCGAGAACCACCCTTATGATCGCGGGCCGCAGCGTCAGGCGCATTCCAATAGCGGTCAACGAAACGCTGCCAGTCCTGAGTGACGCCCGGCGTCAGGCTCTTGGCGGCACCATCCCATAAGGCGGCGGCGGTTGCGGGATCGGCGTCAATCAGCTTTTCGCCGAGCAATCGCGTGGCTTCGCCTTGCTGTCGGGCAAGGCCGGCATTGCTGGCCCAGGCGGGATCGATACCCTTGGGAATGCGGAAGGTCTCACCGGTCCTGCTGTTGGTCCAGTCTGTCATGTCACTAGCCGTCAGCGCTGGCTGCTGGGCAAAGCCTCGACGGGCGGCCTCTGTGCGGCCGACCTGTCGAACCCGGCATTTGCAGCCCCATCCGTTGGGCGGCATCCAGTATTGCCAGATAGGATCATCAATCGGCGCGATCTTCCCGGCCCGTGCGACATGCTCAGGACGGTGCCGCTCGCTTGGACCCAGCTCATACAGCAGATAGGGCAAGGCTGTCTTGGTCCGCTGGAAGCGCTCCCATTGACCGGCCGCGCGTGCGGATCGCATGTTGGCGTCATAGATGGTACGCAGTCGGCGCTGGCTTCCAAGCTGGACCAGCTTTTCTTCGCCGGTCTTCGGGTCAGCCTGGATGCCCTTGCCCCACCAGCCGCGCCGCGCAAGCTCGGGCTGAATGCCCTTCGCCCAATCGCGGAAAGTCTGTCCCGCCGCCTGTGCATCAACTAGGCTCTGCTGCACCGACTTGAGCAAGTCGGCCTGCAACATCTTCGCGACAGTGAAGTTGTAAGCGTGCTCTTCCCCCCAAACGTCCTTATAGGAAAAGCCCGGCTTCAGCCGCTTCGATTTCAGGAAAGCCAGCGCTTCCGGCGAGGGCTTCGGATCGAATGCGTATTCTTCCGCCATGGCCTAATCCAGATCGTCGGTAACATCGCCCTGCGCCCGCGCGGTGAATGACATCCGCGTCAAGCTCTCGATGATGGCAGCCGGATCGACCGAACCCGCCAGTTCCGGTAAACGCTCCATTGCTTCTTCGTAGCTTTTGCATTCCGACAGCAGCTTTTCGACCGGATCAATCAGCGGCGACATAACGGGCTCCCAACCGTCGTTTAGTTCATCATTGATCATGCGGTCGATGCCATCGGCATTCCCGACTTGCACGCTGTTGCGTGCCCGCACGGTGCCACAGCAAGGACAACCCGGCCTGTGCCGATTGGTCGCGCGGTCAGTCGCCTGCGGCTTGACCGCAGCCTGCAAGACATCAGCATCGTCTGCCGGGTCTGGCAGGCCGAGCTTGTCACGGATAACTGACGTTTCGACTTTAAGACCGAGCGGCACCAACTTTTCCAATGCGGTCGCAAGCTCGGTTGTGTCCTCAGGTTCGATTACAGGCAACCGGACAGCCGGATAGTTTTCCTGCGTTCCGAAATTGAAATCGACGAACGATTGAACCAGGAAGCGATTGATGGTGTTCGCGGTCTGGCGGGCGTCAGCAACCTGGATATCCCGGCGCACATCATTATGGACTTGCCCCTGCGCCAAACTGGCGCCGTCATCCGTCGTCATGGTTTGACCGAGAACGGCCTTCGATGTTTGCTTATCCACCCATTCGGCAAGCTCGCGAAACACCTTGGAGCCGTCACCTGTCACAACGGCCGGAAATTCGATACGCATCGACTCAGGAATGATCGCCGCGCCATCGCTCCCGAGATTGGCCACGGCACGCAGCAGCGTCTCCTTGTCTTCCTTGGTTGCACTCGGGCCATAGCGTCCCAACCGTAGCGGCATGCCAAAGACCTCAACAAAGGCCATCCAGTCTTTCACGCCGTAACTTTTGAAGATGAATGACCACGACGCCAACCGCGCCAAGCCGCCTCGGATGGGGATGCCAGCTTTTAAGCGCGGTGTATGGATAATGAATTTATGGGGTGGCAACGGTACGCCGTCCGGATTGCTGTCATCCCGCAGCATGAGTTCACGCTTTGTTATCCGGTCGAACTGGAAAAAATGCGGATCGCGCCATTCATAGGATACCGGCATCATCCGTTTTTTCTGCGTCAGGCCCCACATCATTTCGACTGCGGAGAAACCCTTGCCCAGACCGTCGAGTAGATCGTCCAGCATTTCGCCAAAGATCGGCTTATTCACCAGATCCCGCACCGCGTCGGCGATCTCCTGATCTCTTGCCTCATCGCTCGCCGCCTCTACAGTCACATCAAGACCGGAGATTGCGCGCTTGCGAGTGCCGAGAACCGACCCATAGTGGGGCTCGCGTTCCTCCATCTCTTCCGCCAGCGTCAGATAGTCGAATATATCGCCGTCGTTCGCGCGCATCAGGATGCTGGCAAGCCGGGACGGCGTGAGGCCTGACGCAACGGTATCGCTCCAGAGTGACCGCACGCCCGTCAGTGTTGGCGTGGCCACTTCCTCGGCCAACGCCGCACGATTGATCGGCTGGCCATCAGGCCCCAGCAGCTTCGCCATTACATGCAACCTTTCGTTCTGAAGGCGCCGGCCTTGATATCGACGGCGTCTCTAAGTGTGGTGTAACCGAACTGCTCCGCTGGCGTTTCCGTGGCGGACCAGGCCAACAGACTGCCAATCATGCTGTCGCCATGCCGCTGCTCGCCATCAGAGCCTTTAACATGATCATCGGAGACGGCCGGGCGACCACCTTTCAGAATGCACAAGCGGTGATCGGACAGCACATCCTCACCAGCCGCCAACAAGAAAGATCGTTCTTCAAGCGCGGCCCGATATTCGGGGAACCACTTCGCATACCATTCGACTGTCGCTTTGACGCATGTGATGCGCTCGACGCCGAATTTCTGCTGCGCGGCTTCGGCATGTGACTGACCATTTCCCCGTGCATCGAGCGAGCCATGATGAAAATTCGGTAATGCATCAATGATCTTGAACAAGAGATATTGCTGAACGTCGAACGGAATGCGGCGCAGTTCGAGGTTGAACGCCGCCCGCCACCTACCGGCGCCGATCTCCTGTGCCGGCACGATGACTGACAAATCGCCATCCCGGCCGAAGTCCTGACCGAACACACTGCGGCGCCTTGGGTCCAATCGATCCAACACCGGCTTGAGATGCTCAAGGAACCATTCTTCCGCCTGCCGCAGCCGCTGGTCATCGAGATACCAACCGGCCGGCTTGTTGAAGGAGATGGTCGGAACTGTCTCATCCTGGCTTTGCTGCACCAGATTTCGCGGGAAGTAGACCCCCGAGCTTTTGCGCGGGATCGCCTCTAGCTCTTCGTCTCGGGCTTCATGACGCGGGCCATAAGATCGGCGGATACGGCTCAACCATTCAGCCTTGCCTGCATCAGTCGGTTGTTCGCCACGAATCAAGCATACGCGCTCGAATAGTCCGTTATCGACGGCGAGGCTAAACGCGATGTGATGGATGCTGTAATCATACAGCCCGGCCCGCGTGTCCTTGATCAGCTGATTGAATGGGTTGTCCTCCCCGTTGTGGGAAGAGATGATCCGTACTTTACCGCCCCAGATCAGCAGGGCGTTAACGGCCTCGATTACGGCGCCCACGTCTTTGTGAAAGGCCGCCTCGTCGATAACCACGATGCCCTGCAAGCCGCGAATATTCTCAGGCCGAGACGACAGCGCCACAACTTGCTTGCCGCTGTTGAAGCGAACGCGGTAGGCGTTTATGTGCTTGCTGTTGCCGTCAGAACGGCGATCCTCGAAAAGAAACTCCTCGATCTCGCAAAGCTCTTTCGCGATGACGCGGGCGAAGTGCGCCACGTATCGGATGAACTCAATGCCCTTTTCCTTCGTGTCGCCGATATAGATTACGTTATCGCCGCCCGCCTCAGTCGATGACGCGGCGGTAATCGTATCGTCCAGCGCCTCCGCATAGGTGATGCCGGTGCGGCGGCCCTTTTCGGCCAGCTTGAGAGATGATGCATCCTCAAGCCACTTCTTCTGATGCAACATCAGAATGCCGTCCGCCAGCGGATCATGATCCGCTGGCAACTCAGCCGGCGTTAGAACGTCATCAATGCCGGTGTTCTCAGACATTGGCCCCGTCATCTTTCGGCGGCCTTACCCTGATGCCCAGCACTTCGCGGCGCATCTGTTGCGCCACGCTTGCCGACAATCCTTTATCGCGTGCCATGGCCGCAACCTTGTCACCCGCCAGCTTGGTACGGGCAGCGAGTTCTGCGTCGTATTTCTGACGGAACTCTTTCTGCTTAATAACTGTGCGACCAAGCTCGGCGACCGATTTCGTGATCGAAGAAATGTTGATCGTCTTCGGATCAATATTCGCCTCGACTAGGATCGAGAACAGCCGTTCTTGCACCAAGCGCATCAGCGCCTCGTTCATAGCTGCGCCGTCATCGCTGCTGCCTTCGACAATCGCCTTGGCCTGTTCTGTCGCGAGCTTGATCTTATCGACCTTATCTTGGAACGACTGGCCATAGGCATGGATCGCACTCTTGCCTACCTCATAGCCTTTACTCGACAGCCACTCCGACAACTCCACAAAGCCGCTGAAGCCACCCGCGATCAATCGCTGGTCTAGCTCCTGGCGAACCTCGGCCGGCAGCAGCAAGATTTTTGAACGCGGCGGCATGGCGTCACCAATACTTTTCAGGGCGCGAGATGCCCGCCGGGCACTCGGCCGTGTATTCGACAATATCGATGCCCCTGGCAGTCAATTCCGCCGACCAATTGCCGCCGCTTCGTTTCGTTTGAGCGAGGTCTTTCTTTTCGAGATAGTCCAGTTCTTCCCGGACTTCATGCGGCGACAGGTGCAGTTCCGCGTCCGAGAGCGCACGAAAGATGATCATCTCAGATACGCCAATCGGCCGGCCGGCGTTGAGCGTGCAAAGGATGCGCCAGCGGGCTGTTTCCCGCTTTGCGCGATCCATATCAATCACATTCATTTAGGTCCCCGTATTAAAAGCTCTTTGACTGCGTTGGTCAGCATGTTGGCGAGGCCATCCATTTTGCTGTCGAATTTCGACGCCATAAGTATCCAGTCTTCACGCGCAACGTATTGCTGGGGCAGCAAGGCGAGGAAGCCTCGGAATTCACGCTCAAGCTCGCGACGCTGATTTGCCTCCTTTTCAATCGCCTCTTTGCTTTCCTTACTGGCTGCAGAAAGACGGTTTTCGAGAGCCGCGATTTGCGCATCCACACCACTGATGTAGCGGGAAAAGAACCACTTGAGCAGCCCGAACACGGCGACAATGAAGACCGTCAGTAAGCCGAAAGCCCAGGCGACCAACTGAGTTTCAAAGTGCATGCTTGCCTCGCTCACGCTCGCAAGATCGGACCTGATCGCGCAGGTGCATTCCATCTTGAAGCATCACGTCAACTGGCGATCCTTCCGGTATGGTTGCCGCTATCTGTGCCTGAGCCTGTGCCTGAAACGCGCCGCTATATTCGATGATCCTGGGGCAGGTCGGAATATTGCGCGGTATCTCGCACCCGGCAACCAGCAGCGCCGTCGCAAGTAAAAGGCGGTTCATTAGTACGTCCCCTCGTCAAGGCGCTTCAGCATTTCGGCCTGGGTCGTTCTCTTTGCCCCGGCCTTGGCCATCTCCCTTTCGATCCGGCTGGCCTGTTGCGCTATTTCGACGCGCTCTGCCATCCGGCCCGCGTTCTTTGCGCGGGCCAGGATTGCGAGAACCGTGACGATGGCCGCGACTACGGCCAGTGCCTTAAGGGCATACGGCCGAACGACCAGCCAGATCGCGGCGCCCATGGCTATCGCGCCAACCGACGATGATCGTCCCACCTGCGATACAGCATGTAACCGACACCGGCCAATGTGAGCGCAAGGAACGCCCATTTTGCAGTTTCGAGATACGGTGTCAGTTGGCTTATTTGCGCTGCCGCATCCTGCAGCGTCTCGCTAACACCCGTCCCTGCAATGCCGAGCGCCGAGGCTGTGCCGCCCTTGACCGTTCCGGTTAGCGCAAGCGGCTTGCGCGGCGGCTCAACACCGGCCAGTGCCAAAGCCTTGTCGATTTGTGCCGCCGTGTAGGGTTGCACACCGTTCTCGTGCTGGATGATGCCGAGAACAAGAGGCTTAAGATGATCATACCTGTGCAAGTCCAGGGGTGCGGTCACCGGCTGGCCCTTGGCGACGCTGTCGATATAGGCGCCCGTGTCATTCTCGGTGTTGGGTGCCCACCGGGAGATTAGTCCGTTGATGGTGTTAAGGCCGTATTTGTCCTGATAGGTGATCAGGGTACGCGCTAGAGCACGGATGCCATAAACGGCGTCGATGTAAACGAAGAATTCTCGGTCGGTCTGTTGCGGCGCCAAGCCCTGCCACTTATCGCCGCTCCGGCGCAAGTTGCCAGGGTTGTTGTTCCGAATGCCGCGCGGAAGCGTCTTAGCCATCTATAGGCCTCTCGTTTCGCCAAAGAAAAAACCGCCCCAATGGGACGGTCTTAGTGAAACAGAGAGGGCACCTGAAAGGGGTGTGAGACGTTTCAGCCAGTCTGCTTAAGTAAGCTCTCTAGGTCGATCTGCCGGGGATCTGCTTCGGTTTCATCTTGCCGATAGAATACAGTCCGCTGCGTGATGCCAAGCAACAAAGCAATCTCGTTTGCGGTCTTACCTTCCTTCCGAAGGGCCAGGATGCGGGCGCGACGGGCGCGCGTCAAGGCATGTCCCATCATGGGGACGTCCCAACGATCGATACCGCCAGTAAACAAGGCGTGCCGAATTACCTCGGCAGTGTTCTGACCGAATAGCTGGGCAATCTCATGATCCGCGCTCCATGCCCGCGCACAACGAACCCGTAGCCCGCCCAGCTTGGCAGCGAGGCGCAACATTGCATCTTCGCCCACCGTCTCGTTGACGATCACGAGGCCTCGCGGCAAATAGCCGTAGCGCTCACGCAAGCTTTCCATTGCCGTCCCTCTCTAACCATGCCTTCAACGCTTCGATGACCCGGATTGCGTCCTTTGCCGTCAGCCATTCCGGGTCGCCAATACCCTCCGGTTGCTTCTTGTTGATAGTCTGACGACGAACGAAAGCGCGCAGCGCTTCGCGCGATGTATCGCGTACCTTGCCCGCCTTGGCCAACTCATCCCAAAGCGCGAAGACCTTGCGCGCCACGGCATTGCGGGCTGGCTTCGCATGCCCTTTGAAGGCACCGAGGCTTGCCATGTGATCAAGGATCGCTCGCCGTTGGATGCCTGTCAGATCGGCAGCAGATCGGCATCCCGTCCGCGCCTTCAGCATTGCCCTATAAGTCTCTTCATCAAGGCGAAGCTCCTTTTGCCCGATCTTAATCTTGGCAATCTCCGCCCGGCGAGGGTCAGTTGTGTTCGTCATCGTCGCGGCTCCTAGCGTGTCCGGTTCAACGCGCCATCGTTGAAGTGCGCGGCCAACTCGGCGTTTGAGATACCCAGGCCGACCAATGCCGAACAGATTGCATCGAACGCAGCAAGCCCAGTCGGCAAGTCGATTTCTTCACCGGCCGGCAACGGCCGGCCATTGAGAGCTGCCATTCCGCGCACCGTATAACGGCGCAATCTGACGCGCTCTTCTGGCGCCAATGTTGACAGACGGGCGCCCAGCACCTGCAATAAGCAAGCGAGGTCAAGGGCGGCTATTACGCGAGGTTCATTCATGCTGCCTCCGAGGATGTAGGATTTACCGGCACCATGGCGGGGTGTTCGAGGCCCAGCGCCAAAATGCGGGCGAGCTTCACGATGTAGCGATGGTTCTGTTTCTGCCGGCCGGCTATCCGGCGCGCGGCTCTATCGCGCTCACTTTCACCCATCAACCAACCCCGACCATCGAGACTTTCGAGATAGGCTGGCCAATCGGCCGGGGCGATGACGATTTCTATACCAGTCATTTCGCGAGCGAGATCGTCGATGCGTTCACGCATCAACACCGAAAGAGCGTTTCGCCCGATGGGGCCGCCGACGAGCCCCATTGCCGCCTGTTTCATCCGATCCATGGCCTGCCGTGCGGCCCGTTCCCAAGATCGCCGGGCGTCTGGTGACACGATGCGACGCCAGTGTGCAACGTTGTCATAGGCGCAGTCCTCGCATGCCAGCAGCTCGGCGATCTGGTCGGGTGTCACCGCTGCCTGCCTCAAGCCGCTGCAAGATCAATGGTGACAAGCGACCATTTGTCGGTTGCCGAGGGGCGGCGATAAAGCCGGATATAGGTCTTAGAACCGGTGACGCGCATGCTGTCGCCGATGGCTTCCATTGCCCGAAGCCAACGCGGATCATCGATGTTGAGTCGCCGCAAAGAGAAAAGCGCTCCGCGGTCGATCTTTCCCGCCTTATCGACATCAAAGGCGTGAGTGACAAGCTTTCGGATTTCTCCCCTGCTATCGGAGGCCCATTCGGCTATGCATTCATCAACCAGGTCTTTCGCCGTCTGAAGCTCGGGGCCAAAGTCGAGGCGGTCTTGAACGGCGACAATCAGCTTCAGGCAACCGTCGTAACTCTGAAACGTCATGTTGCCTTTCTGCCCACGCGGCTTCGCCCCATATTTTTCGGCCGCCAGCGCCATGAAGCTGTGGACGTCATCGAACGTATGCACCTTAAAGCGTGAAATCTGGGATGATAGCGGCTCGGCATACCCCATCACGGCCTTGACAAGTTGGTCCTGCAATTTGTCGAGATCGCCCACGAGATGTTCGGGGACGAAACGTCCCTTGGCGTCCATCATCATTCCGGCCGGTATAGCGGTGGTGGTCTCAGTGGTCATAGTTACTTACCCTTCCTTGTGGTGATCGTGTTACCAATCAGCAGCCGCTCAAAATGCGGGAGCGCCTGAGCTTTGCGGCGGCGGCCGAATAGTCGCGCCAGGAGTGCCCGCATCATTGTGTTGCCTCTGTAGATTCCAGGCCCGAAGCAATCCGCTTGGCGATAGGCTCGAAGATGCGGATTGTGGCGGCGGGATCGCTCTTGGCGAGCAATGACAAGCCCAACGAAACCGTCCTTGCCAGCTCTCGGGCCTGTAGCTCATCCGAAACATCTTTCGGATCGGCGGGCCGCGTGGTCGCGAGGATATCGTCTTGGATGATCGTCAGCATGTCGAAGAACGATGATGATCGACGTGACATCTCTTCAATCTTGCGGATGGCATGCATAACGGTCGTGTGATCGCGGTTGTAAGCGCGACCGATCTGCACCAGCGAGTACAGCGGCATTAGTTCTCTAGTAAGCCAGATGGCAATCTGGCGCGGCCGAATTAAATGACGGGTTCGCCGCTTCGACTTAAACAGGCGAACATCAAGACCGTAGCTCTTCGCGATATGCTGCTGAATGACGGCGGGCGACAAAGTTGGTCGTGACGCACTCATGCCGCACCTTCCGTCAACGCAATGAGGGCCACCGCCAGAATGTTGGCCTCGGCCGCCACAGAGAGTAGCGGCCGGCGACCAGAGAGCAACGTGAGGGCGACTTGACGGGCCGTTATCATGTTCACCGGCCCGACGATGACAGACGATTTCCCGTCTATGCCGTTTTTGAGATCGACAACGATGGCGTGTCGGCTCCCATCACCAAAGCTGATCGCCAGCACCTGCCTTTGATCGGCCAGCCAATGAGCTACCACCTTGCCGGTAGCAGCGTCGCTGCCAGCCGTGAGTGTTATGGGTTCACCCGTCTCAAATGCCTTTGCGCTCATATGGCACCCGCCTTTCGGAAGGCGAGGACGTTATCCCGGCAATCGGCCGGGATAACGCGCACATAGTCAGGAATGGTGATCGCTTCCAAGCTCTCGACGCCGGCCGCAATAGCATCGAGCCTTTGCGCCAGATCGGGACGATGGGCGCCGTCAATCGGAAGGGCTGCAATTGCGGCGGCAATATTGCGAAGTTCGTTCGACAACATGGCTGCCCCCATTACGCCGCGAGGTCTTGGCTGGAAAGTTGGGACCACGCTTGTTTGATATGCTTGGTGCCGAGCGGCGCCCCGTCGCCGGCCGCGAGCATAGAGGCAAGCTTTAGAGCCTTCGTCATGCCGCGAAGGGCGCCCGGCTTGCGGGCAATGACTTTCAGCAGATCGGCCTGATCCTTGTCCTCAATGCCCCAGGCCTTGATCAGCGCGCAGATGTCTTGTGCATGTGGTTTGGGTCGCGTAATTCGCATGCCAATGCGGCTATACATCTGCGCGAAGCCGGCCTTGCGGCCTTCGCCCTCCAGGCGGCTATAGACTGTTTCATTTCCCGCCAACGCGACACCGACGCCGCCGAGATCAAAAATAGACCGAAGCTGATCAATCGCTTTCGATGTAAGGTGCTGTGCCTCATCCACGATAATAAGGCCACTGGAGCCTGCAACCTTGCGGCCGATAGCGCGCATTAGCTTCATTGGCTGACGTTCGGAGAGGCGCATTTCTTCGCAAAGCTCCATCAAGAGTGCATGCGGAGACGAGCTGGTCGGAGACATGGTAATCATCCAAACGTTTGGATTGGTTTCCTGATAGCGCCTCAGCGATGTTGTTTTGCCGATGCCGGCGCCCCCCACGACCAACACGAAATCAGGCGAAGCCTGGGCGAAGCTCAGCACGTCGAGAATGTGCCGAGCCGTTGTCGTGGCTTGGAAGCCCGGTGCTTGCGGGATCTTCGTGAGGGTGTTCTGTTGCTCTTTTCGAGCCTCAAGCCAGATTTGCACCTCGGCCGCCACATTCTCATTGCGGCCCGCATAAGTACCGCTCAACCAAGCGGTGAAGGTGCCGTACTTGACGCCGGATGCCTTCGAGACATCGGCTTGAGACATTCCCTCACGTTCCATGATGGCCCGCACTTCGTCGCGCAGGGCGTCTTGGTGTTCGTTGCTGAAAGTACCCTTGTCAGCAGTAATCGCGTTCATATAGGCTGCTCCTGTTTGTGGTTGCATTTGCGCCGGCCTCCGTTGCATCAGAGGTCGGCGTTATTTTTGACCAGGGCCAATCCCCGGCCAAAATTGGTCAGCACCTCGTCTTCGTCCCGGTCGGGGTCGATCTCGGTTTCTGGTTTCATCGCGAGATTTCCGAAGACAGGCCGCACGATCTTTGTTTCGGGCAACGGTGCAGGTTCCTCAATGGTCGGCAACATGGCCGCCACTTCCTCAATCGATAGCTTGCGTTCCGCCTTCAGCATCTCCGTTTGGGCGCGCATCCAAGCGCGGCGTGTCTGGGCATGCGAGCGGGCCGCGTTCACATCGTTGAAGCCGGCCGCTTCGATGCAGTCGGCATAGCCGACATAGGCGCCATCAAGGCGATAGACATGGATGCCGTCATGCAGGCTTTGCGGATCGAACCGTGCGACCAGTTTTTGGCCGCGAAAGGCGTGCAGGAATTCCGCCCAATAACGGTTTCCTTCAATCCGCATGGAACCGTTGACGGTATCAGACCGGATACCCTCGGCGGCGAGCAGCCAAAGGCGGCGCTGCTCCGGGGTTGCTTTACGGATCGGACTTACCTCGTAAGAGGTCATGAACACATCGCGTAACGAACGGCCGGCAGCGATGCGCGACGTGCGACCGAGGCGGGCATTGTGTTCCGCGATCCCTTCGCCCACGACCTGAATAAAGATGTCGAGATCGACGGCGTTGCTGCCGTAATTCTCTGGCTTGGCCGCGACCGTGTTTCCGGTCCAGGCACCAGCAAATCGCGGGTCCTTCGCGATGCTCTGCGCCATGTCCCGCCATGCCCGCTCAATCGGCTTCGACTGCCCGCTATAGGGCGTGGTCCAATGGACTTCGGTTCCCACAGTTGTGAGAATGCCGGCCGGTTCCTCGTCGCGAACTTTGAAGCGGTAGCGGTTGGGGATACCGCCGGTCAGCCACTTACTTGCAAAGTTGCGGCCATTATCCAACCAGCAATGGTCGGGGATGCCGAATGTCTCGATCAAATCACCGAGGGCAAGGCGCACCGTCTCTTTGTTTTCAGTCCGGTCAACGCGCCATGACAGGATCATGCCGGAATAGAGGTCCTGAAAGCCGACCATGACAGGTCTGCCGATATCACCATCGGGCCAGCGGACCCAAACGTCCCACTTATGGCCGTCAGCATTGACCGCTTCGAGCGCATGAAATACCGAACGGTCGCGCTCCTGGGCTGGGAACATGCGCTTGAGGGCCTCAACGCCATCACGTGCCAGAACCAGCAGCGGAGCCGGCAACGCCTGGACGCGCCGCAATAGGGCATCGTTGCTCGGGATGGTCCAACCCTTGCCCTCGGCAATGCGCGTCAAGCGGCGGTAGCAATCTGAAAAGTTCGGCCGTTCCAGGCGGAGATAGTCGGCCTTGAGATATTCCCAGGCTCCCGCATCACAGGGCGCCTCAGTCATCGTGCCGACGTGGCGTGGCGCGAGATATGGCAACCAATCAGCCCGGTCTTTTCCAGCCACAAGCCCGCGCCAATTGTAGACAGTGCGCAGCGCTATATCCCGTTGCGTCGCAACCATCTGGCAAGCGATGTCCTTGTGCATGCCGGAAATGATCAATGCGTTGATCTCATCCAGCGCCGCAAGCTTCTCACGTGCCTTTTCTTTTTTCCTCTCGGGGAGCGCATCGAAGAATGACCACATTTCACGGTGTGACAGGTCGGCTTTTGCCTCGGCGCGCTCGTCGCCAGTGGGCGTCACATGCATTGAAACGATCTTGGCCCGTGCGCGGGTCGGCAACAGCGAATAGTGATATTCGACGCCACCGCCGCGCGCTTCTCGGCGCCGCCAGCGCCCTTGCTCATTGGTTGGCCACTGCCAGTCGGGGCGCTTCCAATTCTCACGCTGCGCCATCAACTGCACGGCGCGTGCTGTGGCTGGCATGCCGGGCAAGGCCAAAGCAGCGAGATCGGCGGGCGTAAACCATTGCTTCATAGCCCGGCGCTCCCGTTCTTCAGGTTCCGCTGCGCCACCTGAAGCTGCCGCTCGATTTCCTCTTTCTTATCGGCCAGTAAAGCGACGTTGATCGCCGGCAAGTACCGCTGATCAATTACCGCCCACCCGAACATTTCGGCGATCCAGTTCAATAGGCGTTGATCGCGTGTCGCACTGATCAGTGCGATAAACCGAATGACATTAATGATGTGTTCGGCGCGTGCTTCCGAGGCATAGGCGTCGAGCATGTTTTTGCTAACGTCTTCGCCGAGGTACTCGGACATTTCTTCCGCGACCTGCTCGCGAGACTTGTTGCAGCTTCTAAGAGCCTCTTTCAGTGCCCGGCATAGCCCCGCGTGAAGGGATGCGGCGCGGACGGTTTCGCTATCGAAAGATTGGACAGGCTCCGGCGGCAACCAGCTTAGGAGATCGGCTGTCCGGCTATCGCCTTTTATGCGCGCCATGATCTAAACCCCGCCTTCCTGATCAAGCCGCTTTCTTTTTTCGGCCGCCCAACTCGCCCTCTTCGTCGAGCCATGCAATGAAGGCGCCGCGTGTGGCGGCGGTGCTGCCGCGCCAGACTGCCATCAGCTTCAGCAACGCCTTGTCTTCATCGGAATTGATGGCGTCGCGAGTGCCATTGATTTCGCGGGCGGCGGCGCCGATGGACGGCAGCGGGTCTTTCTCACGAAGGACGAGTTTGACCGCCTTTTTCTGTTCGGCTGGTGAAAGACGGGCAAGCGCATCAAGCTCGCTGCCCTTGTTGGCAATCCAGGTGCCGTTGATTTGCTGGCGCACATCGGCGTGGATATTGCGGTAGCGCGCTATTGAAAGCTGAATGGAGCGCTCGGAAAGGCCGAGCTTTTCCGCCGTCTCGGATGCAAACGAAAACTTTTCGCTCGCATGCCAGCGGACGGCAGCACCGGCCGCGCCCTTCTTCGTTTCCGGGTGCAATTCCTCGTAGATCGCGTGACGCTCGGCAAGGAAGGTCGCCCGGTCGAGTGCATTTAGTTCGCGGCGGAAGAGGTTTTCGTCAATTTCCTGGAGGCGCAATTCCAGCTTATTGCCGTCAACGATAGATGCCTCGATTTTCTCCCACCCCAGAGATTTGACGGCCTGGAAGCGATGAGCGCCCGCCACAAGGCGATAACCGTCGCCTGCCTTGGCGACCAAGACCGGTGTATGTAACCCGACTTGCTCGATGGAGAGAGCCAGGCCGGCCGCCCAATCCGGGTCAACGGAACGCAAGCGCCCTTCAACAGAGATTTGCGCCAGGGGAATAGAGAGGATCTTGGTTGCCATGTTCAAATAACCTTGTCGTTTTGACTGTCCGGGGAGAGCGTGAGGGACTAGGCTTGCGTCAATTCAGAGCGGATCAGGCGGCGGCCTGAGTCTCAGGGCGGCGGGCGGCATAGTTGCCAGCAGCACCGGCCGGCGATCCGTCAGCGCGGTACCGCTCTGGCCAAAGTTCGGTCGCGGGAATGCCGAGAAATTCGGCGATACGGGCTTCGATGGCGGGCCAGGGTCGCGACAAAGTGTGGGTAACGGCTTTCGGGCTGTAGCCCCAGGATTTCGACAAGGCTTCAAGCGTGATGCCGCGGTCGCGGATTTCCGCTTTGATGCCTTCCCGAGTCCAAGTGCGTTTTGGTAAACGTGGCAT